CGGGTTTGTGACCATCGGCACCGGGTCCCACCACCCAAAGAGCTACCAACTGCGCGAAACCTTGCCGCGTGACTGTCTGCCTGCTGTCTGTCTCTCTTTAGCTGCTATCGCTAGAACTTGCTCAACGGTTTTATTGCCGCGCCACTCGTTACAGCGACGATGCACGCTATCGACATTGCTTCTATCGAGAGCAGCAGCAGTAGGTGATGGATAACCATACTCGCGCCACTTGCTGACAGGTTTCAGCTCGTCCACTTCAAACGCCATCGGATGACCAGCAGGCAAGTCGTAATCGATTCGAGCATAACGACCGAACGCAACGCATATCCAGCATGGGCGCTGTTGATCGCGCAACCACTTGCGTAGCTTATTTCGAGCTGCACCGTTAGCGCGTCGCGGATTGTTGCTCATAACCGCACGCCATGCTTCTGACGCATCAGCTGTTTAGCATTGCGGTACTTCCGCGCCTTTGCTGACCTGTCGCGGGTTCGTCCACCGCTTGTAGGCGGCACGTGGAGCGGCAGACCGAGAGCTGCACGCATACGTCGAGCTATCAAAGTGTTCGCGTTGCTTTGCTTGACGATTCTTACCAGCTCGTCGCGGGTCATGGTGATAGCTCGTTTCAGGCAATAAAAAAAGCCGCCCTAATCTGAGCGGCTTTACAGTATCTCCAACGTAGCATATTTTATCAGAAGGGGTCAGGCAGGTCAAACGCCTGACAGTACGGTACACAACCTCACCGACACACAACAAGACAGAACAGGGCTACTCATTTGCCCCACGTCGCATTACGAAACCAACACATTACGTCGCTAAACCGTACCATCGCTATGCTCCACGAGTCCGCACAGCGCCTTTGCGTTACTGTCCAACGCCGCGACAGAACGTCACGCCGCCATGCTTTGCCGTGGCGTAACGTAACTTAACATTAGCTTACCGATACACTGGACAACTATGCCGATACTCGCTTTACCGCACTTTGCCGCGTAACTCACAGCTTTGCCGCCACGGTGCTGCTCGGCGTCTTACCGATACTGTGCAACAAATCGCAAGACCTGGACATTGCAAATCAAAGCTGAACCGCTGCGTCACGCAATAGAACTAAACCGATACGCCGCTTAACGAAACCTCAACAATACGCCACCTAGCGAAACGCGGCCTTTACCAGACGCCACACATCATAGCTATGCCGACACGTTGCACGACTACGATATGCCGATGCTTCGCCAGATGTAACCTTGCCAATACCCCGCTCCACCAAACCGGGCCGTTGCATTACGTGACGAAGCAAGGCCGAAACTACTCACCACCAAACCGGACCGCTACACAACTTTGCATGACACCACAACGCGGTCCTAAACGCTATTTAGTGAAGTTGACGTGCATAACTCTGCTTGGCCTTTGCTTTACTCGCCATAACTGTGCCTTAGCACTCACTACTTCGGGAAGTTGCTATACGTCTTGCCGTTGTCATCGGTGGCCTTGAAATAGAAACGCCCCTTACCGGAGTTGCGCCATTGGCCCGTTCCGTGAAGCTCGCCGTAGGTCAGCCATTCAATCACGGTCGGCAACAAGCTGTCCTGCAATATGCGCACCTCGAACTCTTGCGTTGTTCCCGGCGGTACTGTCTCGCTGTTGGCAAGTGCGACGCGATCACCTTGCGCGGTCGATGCCCTGAGTGGACGTTGGCAGCTGCCGATAAAGCCGCCCTTGGGAAGTACCAGCGGGATTTCACGCGGGTAGACGAACACCAAACCGTCGATGACCTTCTTGTAACTGGTCAGCTTCTTCGACTTGTAGCCTTCAACGCGGCGAAGCATGCCGCAAGCATCCTTGAAGTAGCCTTTCCATTGGTAGTCCCAGTTAATCGGGATGCCTTTCGAGTTACGCGCAAAAACCGTCATGGCCTTTTCTTCGTACTCTTCCGCGCCGATGGCGGCGATTTCCTGCTCGCGTGATTCGGCATCAGGCGCTTTGTTGGCGATGAACTCGCTGTAAATGTCAGGGTTCGCGGGGTTCGTTCCAAGTAGTTCCTCGAAGTATTTGATGCGTACTTTCAAAGTTTTCATGTTTGTCCTTTCTTGGCGGTTAAAAAAGGAGAGCGCTAATTTGCGCCCTCCATGTCTTGCAGTATTTCTTCAACTTGCGCGATACGCTCGCCAATCCAGCGCATGACGGGAACCGCCATCGAGTTGCCGAGCGCCTTATAGCGCGGCCCGTCCGGGCATTCGTCAGCAGGCTTTCCGCGATACGGTATCTTCGTCCAATCGTCGGGGAATCCTTGTAGGCGCTCGCATTCTTTCGGCGTTAACCTGCGAACGATAAAGCCGTCATGCGATGGCTGAAACATTGTCTGGTCTTGTCCAGTTGCGAGCGTGTAGCTCACATCTTCGCCAATCATCGCACCTTCACCCCCCCCTATGTTCGGGGAGCCTGTATGGCGCAGCTTGAGCATGTAAACTGGCATATCAACTTCCCGTCTCCTATGTCCTGGTTGCCGATGCCCTTGTAATCGCGTGCGCACAAGGCGTTCACGTAGTCTGTGCCTGCACTATTCACGGCGCACCCCCCCCAACTTTCAAACTGCCAGACATGTCCACGTCTATCGCAGAGTGCGCCTGATCGTCTGAGACGCACACAACAGGCGTTTGGCTTGCCACGTCGAGCGTCTTGCAAATGTCAACGCTTGTGTTGCTGCCGTTTTGTCCTATGTGGTCAGTTTGCAAACAAATCGTAGGCGTGTGCGCTTTCGCGTTTAGCGTGTGACATGGGTTGCCGAATTCTGGACGTGCTTTGTTTTCGGGGCTCGTGATTTGCGTCGTGTCGAACGCCATCACGACGGGATTATGGTCAGTGGACAACGTAGGTGATTGCTCTTCCTGATAGCCTATGCTCCCTGCGTTGGCTCCTTGATGGTACTTGAAGCCACTGATTCCAGCACGCTTTTCAACGGCCCCGGCAAGCTCTTCCCTCTTCTGCTTGCTCGATTGAGTATTCCCGCACACGCTGTTTGGCTCAAACAATACCGCTGCACTTGCGCCCCCCCCTCTAGTACATCCGACAAGAAAGACGCGCCTGCGTCGCTGTGCCACTCCGAAGAATTGAGCGTCAAGCGTTCGCCATGCCATGCCATACCCGAGTTTTTCCATTTCGGTGAGAAGTTGTCCGAATGCGTTGTCTCGCGTGGATAGAACTCCTGGCACGTTCTCCCAGAGAAACCATTTCGGGCGAACTTCGTCAACAGCTCGGATATATTCGAACATGAGACGAGACTCGCCATCCAGGCTTGCTCGTCCACCTGCAATGCTGAACGACTGGCACGGGGAACCTCCAACGATAAGGTCAACTGCTCCATATTTGGCGATAACCTCCTTCCAATCAACTTTGGTTATGTCTCCTAGATTCGGCACGTCCGGAAAGCGGTAAGCGAGAACATCACTCGGGAATTTATCGATTTCGCAGAATGCAACCGGCTCCCAGCCTTCCAAATCGCGCCATGCAGCAGAAGCGGCTTCGATGCCGCTAAATAAGCTGAGATAGCGCATATGTCCACCTTTAGATTTCCGTCTCTCCACGCAGGAGCCGCGATATGCCCACGCTATCAATCCAGTCGAAGCAAACGTCCAGCAGGTAATGCCCACGTGCCTTCTTGATGCCGTAATCGTCATGGATGCGCGTCCACGTGTAGCCGTCGATGTATCGCCATTCGAGCAGATGCGCGTATATCTCGCCGAAGCCGCTGCAAACAGCTGCGATAATCTTCAATGATTCGCCGATGTAGCTTTCCAGCTCGGATTCTTCCGCACGTAGCGCGGTCAGCTTGCTTTCGAGCGTGTCCACGTTGTAAATCGCCTGATTAGCTGTCGGGTCGCTCGTGTCCGTCTTGCTGTGCACGTTCGGCGGTTTCCAATCATCGCAGCCGTTCATAATCAGCAGCTTCACGTCGTTTAATCGGTTGACGGCTTGGCGGGTCTGCTCGAAGCGCGTCTTAGCGTCCACGCTTAATCTCCAACGTCGAGCACGTTGCCGTCAATGTCCACGAGCGAGCAGATATCATGCGCGTGATCGAGAGCGATGCCTAAGTGTTCGCGCAGCTGCTCGCGTTCCCGGTTGCATGTCAGCAAATCGTCGGCTAGGTTGTCGTGTTCGCGCTTGAGTTTGTCGTATGAAGTGCGCAGCTCGTCGTTTCGGCGCTGCAACCTATCTATTTCGGCTTGAACACTGCCCTCGTAGCAGCACCATTTGCGCTCTGTCTGCTGCTCGGTAATCGCCGCTTGGCGGTCGAGCAGTTCGATGATTTCGCCAAACAGCTCGCAATGGTCGCTGTACGAGTCCGCGAATATGTCCACCAACTTGTTCGCGTCCGCTTCAAGCTTCTCGCGGCTATCAGTGAAACCATCACTCAAATCTTCGCTTGCTTTTAAGTGAGCGTTCGCGTCGTTAGAGTGAGCAGCGTCACCGCTAACGACTTTTTCAGCGGCTAAATTGTCGTTATATTCCGCGTCAAACCACGCTTTCAACTCGTCGGGTGATTCGTTGGCTAGCTTGTGTAGCCATTCTTGATTAGTCGGCATTTTTTACCACCTTCCCGCATACAGCGCATGCAATAGGCGCATCTAGTCCGTTGATGGTGAAGCTATGACCGCATGACAGCTCGAAGTAATGCCGCGGATTGTCGGAACATAGGCCGTCTGTCGAACTCGCTGTGATGCGGCACGTCTCCACGTGGCGCTCGGCGTTCAGCTCGTCGGCGATTGCCTGCCATTCCTTGTCGCCTTTTTCTGGGACGCATACGCTACGTGGGTCAACAGCCCTCCATACCTGCTCGGCGGTCAGCTTGCCGTGCACGGCATCGCGCAGCTTCACGCCCTCTTCGGTCAACTCGATGCACCAGAACTTGCGCAGGCCGTCCCAGCTCGCGCTGATGTTCCAGTCGTTCTCAAGGCAGCGAATCAGCTCGTCGTATGGCAGCTCGCTCCCCAGCTCGGCGCGGATGTGGTCGACAAGCTGCTCCATCTGCTCTGGCGTGCATGACTCGCATGCGTTAGCCATCAAGCCATCGTATGCGTCGCGCATGATTTCACACCAGTTGGAGCCATCGCCCGTAATGCGCTGCTCGTATGGGTGGCGGTCGCTCCCAAGCGTCGCGGCTATGGCCTGGTCTGGCGTGAGCACGGGTTCACAAGTCGCCGCGAGTTTCCCGTTTTCGTATTCCACGAAGCACCAATCGCCCACGAAGGTCACGCCTTCGAGTCCGCTGCGCCATTCGACGCCGCGTTCGGTTAGTCCTTCGCGCAGCAACTCGGTCGTTCGGTTGTCGGTCATCGCATTACCTCCAATACGTCCGTAACTATGTGCTCCTTGCTCACATCGAGAATCGGAACACGGTCGTGCTCCAACAGCGTGAACGACACGCGAATGCCGCCATCGGTCACGTAGTTCGGCTTGTCGATGTTGCCGACGATGTTCTCGGCGTGGTCGTAGATGTACTTGCCGTATGCCTTGAGCTGTGCAACGGCTTTCTCGGTCGCGCTAGTCATCGCCGCCCTCCTCAGTCACTTCGTTCAACAGTTGGTCAATTTCAAGTGAGTCTTGCTGCCATTCGTACCATTCGCGCTGTCGCATTATGTAATCGCGCGGCTTTTCGCCCATCGGTATGCTGCCTGCTATCACGAGCAGCACGCCCATCATGCGCATGAGCAGCGTGCCGATAAAACCGAGTGCTTCAGTGTTAGTCATCGCCTATAACCTTTCGAATCCTCCACCTTTTGGCGACCTTCACTATGTCGGCGCAAAATCCGCATATCGCGTCGATTGCTGAGAATTCGGGCTCGTCGCATCCTTCGAGCAGTATGAACGCTTCATCGTGAAGCTCCTTGGCAACATGGGCCGCGTGTTCAACGAACTGCTCACTATTGCGTTCACCTATATCTTCGCCGCCCTCCTTCCGCAATTCATCGCCGCACCACGGACAGCAGCGAATCGGGATGCTCGTGACGTACGTCTCGTCGTTCCACTTGTCGCATTCCTCCACGAACAGCTCGAAGTGCTCGCAAGCGGCGTCACCAGCTTGCACGCTCGCGCTCCGCACGCCATCAACGTATTCGGCTCCCTGCCACCACGCCATCTTGCCCGACTTGTGAATATCCATCGTGCAATGCTCGCAGCTCATTCGCCGCCCTCCTTCCGTTCGAGCTTCTTCTTGCAGTTCATACAGAACAGCAACCAGCAGGCCATGTGGCCTTCAGTGGTCATCGTCACCGTCCACTCACTGTCGTTGCCGTCGTAGCGTTTTCTGCATCCAGCACAGCAGCTCAGAAGCGCGTATGTGTCGCAGCCGAACGGAGCTTCAATCGGATAGGCCATCGCCGCCCTCCTTCCGCTCTGCCCACGCGCAGAAGCCGTCAGGCTCGACTTTCACGCCATCGCTCGGCTCGTCGTTGTAGTAATCCCACGGCTCTGTGAGCGGGCCGTGGCAGCGCAGGTTGCCTAGCTCGTCCTCATGCGAGAAGTCGCAATCCCCGCACCGCATGATTTCCTTGCTTGTGTCGATGTAATCAGGAACTATCAACGTTTTTCCGCTAATGCCTACGACTTCGTTGCATTTTGCGATGTACTCGCTCATTCCACATCACCGCCCAGCAGCTCGCGGATTTCGTCGGCAACATCGCTGATTGCAGCACGCGAAACGCCTGCATCCATGAGCACATCTTCCAGTGTGCGCGGCTTGACGTGTACCCAATCCTCTTGACACAATGGGCCAATCAATCCGTTTTCGCTTCCGTACTCGACAAATCCATCTTCGAAGATTGCGCTCACAATTACCTTGTGGCCTTTTTCGCGGATGCCAGCAGAGCACATCACATCGCCCACGTGAATCGGCACGCCGTCAGCGTCCGCTGGCAGGCGCATGTAGCGTTCGGCAATTTCCGCTTCGATTTCGTCGGCGATTTGACGTATTTGCGGCTTGCCTTTAACTGTCCAGCTTCCTGTCGGCGGCACCCATTCGCGTAGCTTGTCGATTGACTTCATTCCCAACCACCTGCCCCGGCTATCACCACGCTTGCGATGACGAGCGTGATGAGCGTTAGAACTACTACCATCTAGCTCACCGCCTTGCATACAGCCGCGATCAGTTCGTCTTTGATGCGCCTGCACTCCTTCACGAGTTCATCGGCGTTCGTGGCGTTAAAATCGGACTCACGAAGCGCACGCTCATATGCAAACGCAATTGCGAAGTCCAAGCGCGGAAAGAAGTTCGTACCGCGCCATTCGTCGGCGTTCGTCTTTTTGTTGTGGATGAGTCTTTGAACTTCCCAATCGCGCCCGTTTCCGGCAATGCGCCAATTTGTCCACTCTTGTAGTTGAATAACCATCTTGTGATACCTCCAGAAATCAAACCACAGCAATGCACGCTTGTCGTGAGCCGTGGTTTTGTCTTGTATGGTGTAAGTACCCGCATAGCGGGTTTGCGGGGCTGTGACGGCTTTAGAATTGCTTGCCACGAATCGCGGCATATACGCACTTGTTGACTTCGCGGCAGTTCGTCCACGAGTCCATGAGCGCACAGAACGACTTGCCGCCGCCTATGTCCACGGTCTTGAGTTCATGCGGACAGTCGAACGGCTTATAACTCGGTGACGGTTCGAATATGTCTAAAAGCAGCTGGCCTTCGAGATGTTTAGCTTTCATAACAGCGTCATCTGCCTTGTTTCTTCTTTGATTCGCTCGCTTGCGATTCGGTAATACGTGCGGTTTATTTCAAATCCGACATATTCAAATCCCATACGTTCACACGCGATCAATGACGAACCGCTGCCAACGTGCGTGTCTAGGATGCGCATACCAGGTTCTGCGAACTTATCCAGGAGCCACATATACAGCTCGATTGGTTTCTGTGTTGGATGTATTCGCGGCTTGCGCTGTGTGCCGCTGCTGCTCTTTTCAAAACATTCGGCGTTTCGGTTGAAGCTTGTCCACGCATACTCAACAGGAGCCATCGTAAAGCCTTCCGCTGGTATGTTGGTTTTGCGCCAAACGATAAAGCAGCGCGTAGGTGGCAAATCGAAGTAATTACCACCCCAGATGATTTGATTCTTCGAAACGCGCCGCAACTGCTCGAAGTAAACAGGTTCTGGCGCTATATCCCAATGGCGTATATCGTGGTCAAAGATACCCCCGTTCGTCTGGTACTTCGTTGCCCACGTTCCGCCCGTTCGTCCACACTTCACGTTTGGAGTAGGCATCGAACCTGCCCCCCCCCGCGTCGATTTCAAAGTAACGGTCGAATACGCCGCCGAACCGTCCACGCTTGTTGTGGTGGGCATCTCTAGCATCTGAGCTGACCCCCCCCCGCCATATGGCGGGTCACAGATTGCTAAATCAAAATAGCAATCGGGGTAGCTCGGTAGATACTCCATGCAGTCGGCACATATGAACTCGCCGCGCATCAGTCCACCACCTCACAACTCTCCCGATATTCCGCACGCACGAACTTGAGGTATTCCGCGCCATACGTAATGTCCACGAACGTCGGCACGCGCCCGTTGAGCGCCATGACGAACGTGCGCGGCTTCACGTCACCTTCGAAGTGCACCGTGATAACCGCCATTTCGTCATCCGCTGGCACGTACACGGTATTGTCGGACAGCTGGCGGATTTTCACGCCGTGCCATGATTTGAACATGCCTGTTTTGGTGTGCGTCATGATGTGCCGCCTTGCTTCTCTTGCTCAAGTTCATGCAAAACCGCATCTCGCATCATTTCGGCGATTTCTCGATGCGTATGTTGCAGGTTGTCTAACCAGGAGCCTTCTTGCGACGTATACGAGCACTCATCAACTACGCGGTCAGTGAAATGATCTAGCCACTTGTCGAAGTCATCAGCGCAGCGCAAAACATCGTCCACTGTTGGCGGTTCGTAGTCATCAAGCGACTTGATTTCTGGCAGTTCGCTTGTTTCTGGTTCGTACTTCTTACCAGCCGCCTTGTACAGCTTGTAAAGCGTCATCTTCTCATCGTCGTGGTAGTAAACACCGAATGCGTCATTGCTCAACCACGGGTAATCTTCGAACATCACATCTTCGAGCCTGCTCTTGATTTGCTCAACCGCGCCAAAGTTGAAAAGATGGCATAGCTTGTCTTGTTCCTTTGCATAGAGAAACTTTCCGAGCGCATGTCCAGCCAAGCAAGTGAGATTCATGAATTTAGTCAATGCAGCGCGATAGTCTTTTACCGCTTGACCGATTTTCACGTGCTGCTCAAGCGTTGGCCTATCGAGATTGTTCCCCATTATTCACCTCTCTCGTTATTCAGTTTTTGTAATGATGATTAAACAGCTACGAATTAACACGTTTGGGAGCGTTCCGCTGTTCCGACACATCCATTATTCCAGATATATTTATATTATTACTACTATTTATTTATTTTTTATCATAGAAGCGTCGGAACGTCGGAACGTCGGAACAACTTGCGGTATGTACTGCGAAAACATGCGTTCCGACACTGTTCCGACACTGCATGAAAACAGTAATTAGTATCGGAACACTCGTAATTAATTGCTAGATTCTCGCTTGACCGTTCCGACACTGAAAACAATTCGTCGGAACGCCGTTTAACCGCTTTTTGACACACTCTAAACCCAAATGATGATTTATCCACTTAGTGAATTTTGAATGCCCGTAAGCCTGGCATCCAAACTCAGAACACCACTCTTTGTAATTCGCGTAATGCTTCGCAGTCGGCGTGTCGTTCAAATCGTCGGCTGTCCAACCGCAATAGTTAATCCACGCCAGCGCAGAGTCGTTTTCTGTCTTGATTTCCTCCAATCGGCGGTCACTGGCTGAATTTGGAGTGAATCCGTTATTTCTGATGACTTGCTGTAATCCCATGATGCCAAGAAGCGCCATGTATTCGCACGCTTCGACACTGGATACCTTCTTTGCGATTCGTGGATCGTAATCAGGGTCAGTCTTGCGAAACCTGGCATTGAACTCAATCGGGAATATGCGACGCATCATGCCGTCTGTTGTGTCTGCCAGTTTTGGAAACTCGTTTGCACACATAACCATCATCGCGTAATTCTCAAAGTCGAAACCCTCAACGCCTTTAACGTCCGCGTGCATCCTGTTGCCGTCTACTAGCTCTTTGAAAGTGGACAACAAATCGCCAGTTTTAAACTCATTAGAAACCTCGCTGCCTAGGTTCGCAAGCTTTCCGGCAAGCCTGCCGACAAGGAATTGCTTTCCGAGCTGCGTCATGCTGATTGTCGCTATGTTGTTCTTACCGAGCAAAGCCATGAGCATTCTTATGAATGTTGATTTGCCGTTGCTGCCGTCTCCTAGCAATATTGCGCTTTGCGTAAACTCAGACGAGCGATACATACACATGCCCATGACCTCAATCAGCGATTCGAACACGTCATCATCGGAGCATGACATTTTGCGTAATACGTTATCAACCGCTTCACATTCTGCGTTCTCGTTCCAATCGCAAGGAATGACGTTTGGTATCACGTCATCATCTTGATAGTCACGAAGCTTCATCGTGTTGATATCGAGCACGCCATTTTCAAACGCTATAAGATTCGGTGGCGATTGTATTTTGTTCTCAGCCATTACAGTCAAGTAGTGCTGCACTTCGCGCTGATTAACCCGCGTCGCGTTGCGCTCAAGCAAGATAACTTCTTTGTTGATTGCATTCCAGCCGATTTTGTAAGTATCGCCGTGTCTAATCGCTGGCATACCGTCAATCATGCACGCGCCGTTATCGACAATCAGCTTTTCGGCAATTGCCGCATGGTCAAACTTTCGCGGCCTGCCACGTCCACGCTTTTCTTGCTCTTTCACTTCCGCGCTATGGCCTTTTGGGATGTTCTCTAGCACGTTGCGCACGCACTTATTAAATTCTGCTTCGTCTAGCGGAGGGTCAAATTTCGCTTGATTCCACGCGAACATAAGCGCTTCGATTTCTTCGTCTGGACGTGAATCCGATTGAAGCGAACAGCCATACTTGTATAAATCCTCGTTGCGCCCTTCACCCTTTTTAAGCTTGCGCTTGCTGTTGCTGCTCTTGTGCGGAGTGTAGCTTTTCGGTTTCGGCCTGACGTAATCAAGAAACGCCATAACAGCGTCATTGGCTTCTGCAATCTCGCTGTCATCCTCGAAGCAATAACCTGGCGTTGGGTCGCAAACGACATATGAATGCCAGCCGCGAACGTCCACGCCTATCTTCGCGTTAACCGACGGCCTTACATCCTCGTTCGTGCGATAGATCATGTGATAGCCGCCGCTTGGCGTTGTCTGACAAAGCGTGTCTGGTAGTTTCCAGCCAACCATCGCGTCGCGTCCGTCGATGCCATCTTTAACGTCGAAGTCGAATATTACGAAACCCTCGCCGCTGATGCCGATGCCGTAATTAGGCCGCGTGGCGTAAAACGCATCAGTAGCAGCGTTGTCGTTCGTGGCATCCTTCACGCCGTGAGCCGTTGCTGGCTCTTTAGTCCCTGGCTTTATCGGGAGTGTCTTGAATCCCAGCGCGTGAAGATGACGCGCCGCTTCTTGCATCTTGTTCAATGTCGTATCTCACCCCCAACAACTCACAGATTCGTTTAGCTGACTCGTGCGGATTGCAAAACTCGAACCGCACGCCGTAGCGCTCAGACATGGTGGACATTGCACGCGCCAGCCTAGCGCCCTGTATCGGCTTGCGTGTGTTGTGCTTGATGCACTTTTCACGCCCGTCGTGAGGATTGCAAGAATGGCGCTGATAGTAGCCGCAAATGCAGCAATGCGAGTTCGTCCACCCTTGCAGGTCTGCAAGACAGCAAACGCCGTCGAGATTTTCAACGAGGATAACGAGACGGTAGCCAGCGTCACGCGCCCGGACGCATTCGCGTTTGAAGCGATCGTGATTACGCCCGTTGATGTTCTGCGCGATTTCCTGAATGTTGCGCTTTGTGTCAATCGAGATATTTGAGCCGTCCGTCATGTAATCGCCGAAGTCCAATTTACAAGAAGTGGTGGACACATGATGCGATGCCCACCACTCGTTTTTAATCTCGTGCTTGCCTGTTTGCTGGCGTGTGTCAATCAGAATCGTGCCGCTCATGGCTATACGGCAAACGGAATGTCATCGTATACGTCGGTCGGCACCTGCTCCATCTGCCCACCACTAGCGCCAGGAGTGGACGAAGCCGCGCCTTCGAGTTTCTTGAGCGAGGGAACTTTATACTTGCCGTTGTGAATGTCCTGCACCGACTTCATGCGCGGGAAGGTGAGCCGCGTTTTCACGTTGCCATCGTTGGCGATGTATTCTTCCTCGCCCACCACGATGCCGAAGCGCTTGCCGATAAACAATCCCCATTGCTCAGCGTCAGCTGCCGCGAACGTGTCAAATCCAGGATTACTCTCGTCTATGGCCTGTGCGCAGCCTTTGAACGCGCCGAGGTTCTTCCAGGACAGGTAGAAACAATGCGCGTAGTCCTTATCCTCGCCGCACCAGAAGTCATCCGAGAAACGGCCTGCGTGTTCGCCTTCAACCACGTCGTAAATCAGCTTGACGTAGTTTTTCTCGGTCACGTAGTTAATCGGTCGATTGTTGCCATTCTCGCCATGTGTGCGGACGGCCTGAATCTGGACGATGTACGCGCCTGCGCCCATCCTTGGATACTCGCCGCCGTTAGACACCTGCGCTGCTTCGTATGCAGCCTTGTCGAACAGTCCCATTTATTCCTCTCTTTCTTCCGTTGGTGTTTCCAGATAATGAGCAAACAAGCTCATAAACTGATGCGGATACTCAACATGCTCGTGATGCCTGATGATTTTCAGCGCAACCAACGCGCCGATGTACGCGGCTTTCTCGGTGTCGCTGGTGAACTCGTCGGCTTCGAGCGTTTGATCGTATACGTTGATTAAGCCGTCCATTTCCTCGTATTCGAGACGAACAGACGGCTTGTAATGTCTGACCAGCGCCATGCTAAACAGCGCTCCTTCGAGCCGTCCACGCTTTGAGCGCCTTGATATCACCAGCGTCAAGCTTCGGCTTTCTAGTCGGCTCTGGCAATGACCAGCCAGTCCAGTCGATTTCGTGTCCGCAATCTGGGCAGAATCTAAACTCGTCGGTGATTTCGCGTCCGCAATTCGGGCAATCATAGCCATCGTCCATATCGCCACGCGGTACAACTGGCGGCTTGTTCTGGTTGCGCTTGAGCACAGCAACGAGCGCTTCTGCCTGTGCGCGTTTGTAAGATTCCTCGGTCAGCTTGTTCTGCGTGCGCCGCAATTCGGTTTGCAGCTCGTGGATTGTCTGCTCGTAGGTAGGAGTGGACGGAACGAGCGATATGAACGGCACAAGTGCGCGTGGCTTCATCATTGAGAGTCACCGCCAAAAATAAGATTAACTATTTTGTCAGGAATGCAGGCTGGTTTAAACTCGACGTTTTTTCTGTCTACTTGAAATTTCAGGCGTGAATCGTCAAGCATTTCTATGACGGGATTTCCAGCAAAATCCATTCCATTAATACTGAAAGTTGCAGCTTTGTTTTTCGGAATGTACACAACGCCATCAAATTCAATTCCGTATTCGTTCTTAACCGCAACCTTCAATCTTTCAAGAATCTCTTTGCATTCACTAGCTGATTCACGCAAATCTATATATGCGTTATACAGCTTTGTGTACTCTTCGAGCAGTGCTGCAAATTCGTTCATTGCGCGTCACCACCTTCGTCCACCAACGGCAGCATCGACCAGTAATCACGAATCGCGCTGTCGGCCTGCTTGAGGTCGTTCGGCATAACATCAGGAAGCATGTCAGGCGGATTCTTGAACGGTGTCATTCCGTCTGTGCGCGTCCTGAAAATGTATTCGCCTTTTTCGTAGTCGCTCGTGATAGCGATTTCAAACAAGCCTTCTAGCGTGAAGTGGTTGTCAATCAGCTTGCCGATTGTCTTGGGCTTCAAGCGCCCGTTATCGTCGTACTCAGGATGATGCAGGAAATAGACGATGGTGTCTTTAGGCAGCTGTGAGCGGACGAAGCGCACAAGCCCGACGAAGTTGAAACCGATTGAATTGAACTTGTCGAAGCCTGTTTTGGTGCTGTCCATTTCCTCGAACGACATGAGGTATTGACTGTCATCAATGACGAAGCAGCGCAGCTTGCTAGACTTCATAGCCGCCATGACATACTGGTACGGATTGAACGTGTGACCGTTTTCCGCGTACTCGTAACGCTTGCTCTCCATGTCAGCCACGCTCAAATCGTTGCGGAATGGCAGACGCTTGCCAGCAACCGAAAACACGCCGACTTCGTTCTTCTTGAAGTTGCGCAAGCTGCTAGATTTCCCGCTGCCGGAGAATCCCATTAAAAGTACTGGCACCCCCATGCTAATCCTCCTCCCATAGCGTAGTAAGAGCGTTATGCTTTCCATCCTTGTCAGCCGTGGTGATGTGCGTGTACGGCTTTTCATCGTCCACGCCTGCGATGACCGTCATGCTGATGCTTTCGAGGTCGTAGCGCTTGAGCATGTCGGCAAGTTTGCCAGCAAGCGCGGTCAACTCGACATTCTGAATCGGCATGATCGTGTATGCGTTCGCGTCGATTACCATTGGAACAACACCACCCCAGCGGACAGCACGCAAAACATCGCAACGAACAGCCAGCCAGCCCAGCGCGTGCCGCGTTCGTACTCTGATATAATCGGCTTGTCTTTTCTTGGCGGGAAAGATGCAGACGCGGTGTAGTTGGCGCTATGCCGCGTCAGTTTGTTTCTACGCATGTTTTCACCTGCTTTCATTACTCGAAACTTTCCAGCAAGCCTTGAGCAGCAGCACCAGCGCGTAGGGGTTTGTTTAAGGGCAAACGATTAGAAGCTTCAGATGCGCGGCTGATGCGATAAGCAAGAAGGAAACGACGCACGACAATGCCGCCGAGAGTGATTTGCTGGAATCGCCCAGCAACCCCAAAGCGACAACACTAGCAAGGTGGACATTGGAAGATTGAAAGGCAGAAAAAACAATGCCACGATGCATATAAAGCCGAGCAGTAGCTTATGTGTTGCCGCTTTGGAGCTGCTGGAATTGAATAAATAACGCCGTTTTCGATAGGACAGCGTGACCTCATGTTTACGTGTGTCAAAGCGGCTGCATACATTGGTTTGCACATCCAGGTCGCGTCTCACGCCTGTATACGATGCCTTTCGTGATGCCCAACACGCGCCCTTTTAGCGTCATGGCGTGGACAGTGAAACTTGCGCTAGTCGGTTCGACATGCGAGACGGTCAAGCGAGCAATTCAGAGCATTTGCCAGCTTCACAGCGTTCTCCATGCCCATCACGCTCGTACCGTCCTCGTAGCTCTGAATCGAGCCAATAGGGACAGTGGACACCTCAGAAAGACGCTTCTGGTCGTATCCTTTGTCGATGCGCAAACTCTTGAGCCGTAGAGCAACACGCGATTTGTCGTATGCCATGTTTCACCCCCTAAAAATACGAATCTCGTATATCTATAGCCATATTAGTACGGATTCAGTAATTGTCAACACTTCGATACCCGCGAATCGTATTTTTTGGTAAAATGCAGAACCCCAAGAGAATCGAAGGTGAGAGCATGAAGCTGAACATGAGAAAACTCAGGAAAGAAAAAGGCATGACTCAGACCGAATTGGGGAATTGCGTATCTGCCACAACGCGCCAAATCGGTGCATGGGAACGCGGAGAAAACGAGCTGCCGCTTGATTATGCGTACATGATTGCCGATGCGCTTGATTGCACCATTGACGAACTCGTAAACCGCCCTGACTTCGATTACACGCACTTGAAATCAGACGATGAGCGTAGTCTTGTAGGCTTATATCGTGCATTGCCGAACAGCGGCAAGAAAGCATTACTCTCTGGCCTTCTCGCGTATTTCTCCGTGGAATAATGAGCATCCGCAAACGACAAACCAAAAGCGGCTACGTCTACGACGTTACCGTGTACGTCCACGCTGGCAAGCGCCAGACTAAGACTGTCCACACCAAAGCCGACGCGCTCGCCCTCGAAGCGGCCTGGATAGCCGAACGCGACGCTAAGAGCACGCACAGCGGCACGCTCACGCTCAAGCAGTACATCGCTAAGGTTTACTGGCCTATCGCGTCACAGCGCCTTGCAGCGACTTCAAAAGACACCTACGAGCAAGAGATACGCCTTCGCATCAATCCAGCGCTAGGCGCTCTGCCGCTGCGAGATATCGACCGAGCAGCTATCCAGAATCTAATGGTGGACAAGTGCGCGTCAGCTGGTACGGCTAAAAAGTCAATCGGCGTGCTCAAGACGATTCTTAACGAAGCCATCCACGACGGCTACATCGGCAAGAATTACGCCTGCTCAAAGTTCGCGCTTCCGTCCACGCCTAGCCAGCCACGCGACAACGGCCTGGTATTGTCCACTTTCAGCGAGATACACGCCGCGCTGGATATGGTGGACGAATACGCGACTACCAGCGTGCAGCGCATCGCGTACACTGGCCTACTTCAAGGATTGCGCCCAGAAGAACGCTACGCCCTCGACTGGTCATGCTTCGACCTCGACGCTCAAACGCTCACGATCACTCAGGCACGCATAAAGGCCAGCCCGCTGCATGGTGGCGTGCAGGACAAGCAGACCAAAACAGCCAACAGCAAGCGCACCATACCGATACACCCGCGACTTCACGCGCTGCTACTGTCCACGCCTAGCACACGCTCAAGCGCTTTCATCCAAGCCGCAACAGGTGGACGTATCAGCCCGAGTACCGCACAGCACCGTTGGCGGCAATTCCTACGAGAGCACCCAGACTTCCCACCCGTCACTATCGAGAACATGCGTCACAGCTTCGCAACCGCATATCTAGACGCTGGCGGCCGCATCGAAACGTTGTCGCGGATTCTCGGTCATGCTAACATTTCAACTACCGTCAATCGGTACTTTCGCCCCGACGTGAAAGCGCTTCGAAACGACTTCGACCGCATCACGCAAAAATCACGCATGAATGACGTTTGCGCAGGTCAGCAGCGTGAGTTCGATTCTCCGCGCCTCCACCACTTTGAACAATCGTTATTGCAGGTCATAGCGGAGTATTTCGGCGATTCCGAATAATCGACAACCGAAAAACCGCAACGCCATGACCTGCGACGATGTTTTTACAATCGGGCAAATCGCGCAAATTTCGCGCATGAAATTACTTCAACTTGCCAGCGTTTAGCGCACGTTGCAGCGCCTTCACGGTCGGCTTATCCATCTTGCCAGTCACGTCAACTTTCAGCTGTCTCTGTAGCTCGCTGATGGTCAGCTTGCCGAGCACGCCGTCAACGGCTAGCTTCGCATGAGTGGACGAGTCAGGCTGTGCAGCTGCCGTGTCTGCCTTGCCGTTATAGTGCAATATTCCGTCCCACGGGTAATCGTAGTACGGATTCACCGCCGCTTCGTGTCCTGTTTGATCGCCGCGCTTGCCAGTCGTGCCGCCAGTCTCGGAAATGCTAAATTCTGATAGCTCGTCTGGTACTTGCCGCTGGCACATGGCTACGTGGTCGGACTCGTTAAGATACAAGTCACCAGGAGACGCTATGAAGCTAATCGGCTTCCACTCGAACAGTCCGCTGCCGACGAACACGTCACGCATGTTGCCCGTGTAGGTGGCCTTGCGTATCATGTCGGCGTATTTCGTGCCAGTGAGCGCATCCGCCCACGCTTCGATGCAGCTTGACGAGCAATCGTAATCGCCCACCTTAATCGGGAACGTCACGCCGTCAACTGTCCACGTCTCCTTGTTAGCGCCCCAGCGCTCAGCCCACGAGTAGCCGAAGCGGTCATCGTTAACCATGCGCTTGTGGATATCAGCCGCGACTTGTCCGCGCTTGATTGTCTTGGTGGCTGTAGAAGTGGACGATTCGGCCTTGCCGCCGCCGATGAGCGCTGGAAAGTCCTTGTAGCAATACGATATGTCCACGCGCCCGTCGATGCCGGAAACGAGCGCCATGCTGGAATACTGCCACATGTCGATTGTCGCGCCGACGTTCGGCTTCGTGTGCGGCTTGCCGTCGTTAATGCCGAAGTCGGCTATCCATAGCGTGTATTTCGTCAATCCTGCTAGATAGTTGCGATACCAGCTCGCATACGTGTAGACACCAGCCCAGTAGCCCATCTTTTCGACTTCCGAGCAGAAGTAATCGGATGCTTGACGCGACAAACCCTCGCACCCTGCTTGCTCAGTGTCGAAGTACACTGGATATTGCAGTTTGCGGCCTTTCAGAAGCCGCCTGACGTGCGCTACCTCGCTTCTGGCATGCTCCATCGTATCGGCGTATGAATACAGATACACGCCGTGAGGAATGCCGAGACGTTCGCATTCGCTGAGGTTGCGCGTCCACTGCTTGTCATCCTGCGACGGGTCATCGTCACCATAGCCGCAGCGGATAATAGCGCCGTCGATGTGTGGCTTGACCTTCTGCCAGTCGATAACGCCTTGATGCTCTGATACGTCAATTATTGTACGTTGCATGAATTACCCCCATATAACAGAAAAAACGGGATGCCGCCGATACAGCAGCACCCCGTTAATTCATGAGATTGTTAGTTGTTGCTCCTAATGCATGTCAGATAGCAGTAGGTAAAGAGCGACGAGGTAAGCTACAACACCCGCCGCTATGATCGCAGCGCCCATGTTGGCTACTGGTCATCCTTCGCGTGCAGGCCGAGTGGACTAGCGCCGTCATCGACTTCTGGGATACCTGCCAAGCTGGTCAGAATCGACAAGATGCCAGCAAGCAGCGACGCGCTGCCGACAATCGCCCAGTTGACCTCGGACATGACAACCGCTGTGCCAATCATTGCAATAGCCGTCTGACATACGGTTTTCAGCGCACGCACGCCAGCGGCCTTCCAAAATTCCTTGTTCATGTTGTCCGCTCCTTAGAGTTTCGCAACCTGCTTGTTATACAGATGGTTGCATTCAGATTTCGCTTTGCGTATCGAGCGCAACGCTTCGTCAACGTTGCCGTTCATCTGCTCGCCGTGTGCCTGTTGTAATAGCACTTCTGTGCCGTCAGCCACTGCGAACAGCAAATCGTAGTTGCAAGCGTCGCGTTGCTCGCGTGCCGCGTCGCGTTGATCGCGTTCTTTCGAATTGCGATTAATCAACGCGCCGATAATCGCAACGCCGATAGCTTGAATCGCGCCGATAATTGCCACTAACACCTCTACAGGCATCAGTTCCTTCTTTCTTGTTGTCTTGCATGAGAAAAGCGCCCTGGAGGGCGCTTTAAGCATAGTGAAAGCGATTAGCGGGTCAGCCGCGCGTAGCCCATGCGACCACCCGCCCTTGCGCCGCAGGCGCTATACAAGCCGTATGGCCTGGTAATGCCCCGACACGTTCATCGCGCCGCCGCTGTGCTGTCGCGCCATGACGTAGTAGTCGCCAGCGTCGAGCTGCTGTAGCGACGCGAGAACCAGCTCCGTGCTGATACCGTTCACGGCCTGGGCGATAACGATGCTACGCCTGTCCTTGTTCATGGATGTGCCGTTGGTCGATATGCCGAGACAGCGTGCGCCCGTCGAATTGCTCGGGAACGACACGCCCGCGACGATGAGCCATGTGCCCGACGTCGGCAGCGTGACCTTTGCGCAGGACTTCGCCGTCCCGCTCGCGGTTGCAACGCCGTCCCACGTGCCCGTCATGAAGTCCACGTTCGCGGCTGGGTTCAATCGGGTATAGCTCATAAACTACACCCCCAATCGCAGCGTGTGTTTCAGGATTTCAAGCATCTCTACTCTCCTTCCACAAGCTGCCAGCCAGCGGGATAGTCCGCAGGGCTGAACACGTTCGCGTCAATGGTTGATTCATACACTGGACTATCTGCATCGGGATAGTGGACTTTATCGCCCGTGTTGTACGCATCTTGAGCGCCCGTGGGCTGTCTCCATACGGGAATCTCGCCAGGTTTGGCGATTTCCACCCACAAGCTAGGCGCTGCGTCAGGCGTCCAGTCTGCTTGCGATGTATGGTCTTGCAAGCATTTGTACAGCTTTTCACCGTAGCGCCGCCTATCGCCAGCCTTGTAAGCCGTGTCCACCGCCCATTTAGGGAAGATTTGCGGGATATCAGACGCTTGATCGTCGGTGAGCATCCCTGAAACCTCATCGATAAGCTGTGCCTGCTCTTCGACAATCTCAGCATACGGGTCTTCGACTTCCGCGAAGAACGGCAACTCTGCGATTGCCTCTTCCGACTTCGGGAAGCTCAGCCGAATGTTGTAGTCAAGCTGATGCTCCGTGTTGACCGCCGCATCACCCGCCGTGGAGTGGACGCGTGCGAACGTCTCGCTGTTGGACGTGTGCCTGATTTCTATTACCTCGTGGTGACGGTAAATCACGCCGTCGATTTCAACCGCTCTGTCTAGCATCATCGCTCCTTAGCTCGTGTACCAATATAGTCCGTTGTCGCTGGTGTCCAGCACCATGCACGCGCTCACGCCAGTCGGCGGCGAGAAGCTAGCTATGGCGGTCGTTTTGAAAAGCAGATATGCGCTCGTTCCGCCGACGTTGAACACGCCGCTTGAGTATTCGAGCACGCTCAAGTTGTCGCGTGCGCCCGATGCTGTAGCCGCACCTGTGCCGCCGTGGGCAATGGGTAGCTGTCCACTTGCTACGTCGGAAACGTCAACCGATAGCACGTCGTTAGAAACCGACAAGCCATCGCCGAGCTTCGCGCCGCCCTTCGTGTTCGCGCCCATCGTGGGCAGCGTGTAGTTGTTCGCGTTCGCTTCTATGCCCGCGAGTTTGGTCTTCTCGGCTGACGTGTACGACTCACCAGAAAGCGAGAGCGTATCATCAGCAACGGACAAACCCGCGCCGAGCTTCGCGCCGCCTTTGGTAGTTGCCGACATGGTTGGAATCGGCACGGTTGCACTGTCCACCGATAGCACGCCGTCCGTGATTTCAAGCCCAGTGCCGAGCTGTGCGCCGCCGCGTATCGTGGCAGACATTAACGGCACGTCTTGAAGCACCACGCCTTCCGCAGCTTCTGCTGCCGCTATAGCGCGTTCTGTCGCTTCTATGATGCCGTTGGAGTAGGCAGTGGACGGGTCGGCGCCTTCCTGCGCGTTCTGCAATACGACGAGCTGGAAACGCGACGTGGAGCATATGACTGTATCGCCGCTCAGAATGTCCACGTAGCCGAAGCCGTCGAAGCCGTAGGACGTGGCGGCGTATGTCTCGTCGACGCTGAACGTTGCGACGTTGCCGCTGCGCGTGCCGTTCACGCTGTAATAGCTGTCGGAGTTCGGTAGGCGCATCTCAAGCCGCACGCTGTAGCTGTCCAGGCTGTACGCTATGCCCTCGTCGTAGACGCTCACGACGAGCTGCGTGCCGTTCGCATCGCCCTGACCGAGCCGCACTTGCTGCGGAGTCGGCTGCTTGGAGATATCGAGCGAGATGTATTGAACGTCTAGCGCCATCTAGCACCGTCCCTTCTCAAGTTCCTCGATGCGCTTCTCAAGCTCGTCAACGCGCTTTTCAAGATGCTGGCAGTACGCGACGAGCGGAGCGATCAAACCGTCGTAGCTCAGGTTCTTGAAGTCCTCGTATCCGTGGTCGTTCGATTCGTCCACGAGGTATTCGCCTAGGTTGGTTTCCTCCACGTCCTGCGCGTAGAATCCGAGTTCGCGCCGTCCGAACTTCTCGAACTTGCTGGGCTTGAGCGAGTGGACGAAATCGATGGCTTCTTGCTCTGAAATGTCACCGAGCGGCTTCTTCACGCGCCTGTCGGACGTGACCTGCGTGCTGCCGACGTACGCAGTATTAGACGTGGTGACGCGGAATGCATTGGCGCGGCTTGTCCTGTCGTACCCGTTGCCAACTTCGAGCAGGTTTGAGCTACTGTTCGAATTGAACTTGCCGCATGCAAACTGGTTGGCGCTCGACGTGTTGTTACCCTGACCGCACGCGAACGAGTAATCGCCGCTTGCCACGCACCCGTAGCCGAACGCCACCGAGCCGTCACCAGACGCCTTTATCTTCATGTCTGGGTCGTTTATGTAGAAGTACCCGAACGCGAATGAGCCGTAACCGCTCGACTCGATTGCCGCCACGTCACCGCGAACGGTTGCGTATCCGCCAGCGAACGCGCCGCGACCAGATGCCTTTATGACCTTGTAGTCAGGGTTCCATATGCCGCTGCCGTCAGTCGGGAATCCAGCGCCAGAACCGCACGCAAACGACGTGTTTTCAGCTTTTAGGCCAGTTCCGATATACGAGCCAGCCCTGGACAGCTGAACGCCCGTGTACGTTCTGTAGTCCGATGCGGAGCTGTCCCAGAATCTATGGTTTATTATCGCGCTCGTGTCGCTAAACGTGGCATATTTATCGCCGACTGTCGGCGTGTTTCCGCTCCATGACACCTTTACAACGTCGAAGCTGCCATCTGCGTTCACCAACGCGCCTAATGCTTCGCTTCTCCTGCACACGAGCACGCCATCGTTATATGCGTGAATCATCGCGCCGAACTCGTCAACGGACGCAACAGTCAGAACACCGCTGTCTAAATCCCAGTAATTTCCGCTCGAAGCGCTGCCGATGTAGCCAGTGATGATGTTCGCCGCCGTCACGACCTCAGCTGCGATATGCCCGGATGTGAAAACTGTTTTCCACTCCCACGCTCCCTGCGCGGTCTTGCTGTTGGCAATGCGTATCGTGCCGCCTTTGACCTCGACCACCTGCGACGCTTCGACGGGGTTCAGCGGGTCGGCAACCGCCACGTCGAAAGTCAGGATGCCGTGTCCAGGCACGATGTACGTATAGCCGCCCGTGGCGTTAATTTCAGTGTTGATGCGCTCTAGCAGGTTGTCGATGTACTCGGCAGTGGACATGACCGTCAAATTGTTGTTCACAGCTGAGAGCGACTTGTTCACGTTTGCGAACTTAGACGATATGCTCTCTTCCGCATCGCCGATGACGATTGTGATATCGCGCTCGTTGAGCAGGTCGGTCGTTATAGACCTCACGCGCCCTTGCACGCGGATGCCATCGCCGCCGAACTTGCGGTCTACGACTTGCACAGCATCGCCGAGCGACACGCCGCTAACGTCCACGCCTTCAACGCCTGCTTGTAGCACGTCGATTTCATACGTGACTTTCGGCGTGCAGTACTGCGCAAGCACCGACTCGCCCCACGCTTTCAGGTCAGCGGGGGTCTCGCAGTCGGAGTTCTCGACAATCAACGTCGGATACTCATAACCGCCGTTGCCGTCTGGCAGCTTCGCAGCGTCAACCATTGGCGCATACTCAAGCCAATCAACGCCGCCGTTGACGCTCTCGATGGTGATTTTACGCCCGTAGCCGCCTGCGTCGGTCTGCTCGCCCTTGCCACGTGGGGAGATTCGGCAGAACAGCGGGTCATCCGCTAACGTGCGCTTGACGCTTATCAGGTCAGCTCCGAAGTCGAAGCGACGCATGGCGGTTTGCTCGCCTTGAGCCGCGTACAAGTCCACTGCACGCCCGACTACGCCGCTCTGCGTGCCGATGGTGATTGTCGTGTCAACCTCGCCGCCCCACACGTCCACGAGCGCAGAGAGCGCTTCCCATGCGCTGCGGTCGTACATCGACGCGCCGCCTGTGCTCGTCTGCGTGACCGTGCCGCGAACCCAGCGGCTAGTGGTAGACAATAGCGACGTGAGCGCAAGAGCTGCCGTGGTAGGCGATTGAACGCCCGGCATGACCGAGACAGTAACGCCTTGCAAGTCCTGCTGAACTGACCACACGCAATAGTAAGTGCCTATAGCGCGATTACCGGATGCATGCTCAGCGTCCACGCCTGCCACGACGAACTCACGCCATTTGCTTCGTCCGTCTTGATACAGCATGCGAATGCCCTTGTCGAGCACCCGCGTTGTCGTAATAGTCAGCGAATGTTCGCCGTTGATTTCCTCGCGCAGAATCGCTTCGAAAACGTCAGCTTCCGCAAGCTCGCCAAGCGGGTTTCCTAGGCGGTCGTACAACATCAAGCGTCGCATCAGTACCACCTCTCCACCCATGAGAGCGTAGCTGCGCCAGTGCCGTAGTCCATAGCTATCGTGTGCGTGCCAGGCTCCAACTTGATCCAGTCGGAGTCGAGCGTGGGCAGCGTGAGAGCGTCCTGCACCTTGCAGATGCGCTCTTCGCTGTAAATCTCCACCTTGCGAGATGAGCTGCTGCCAGTAGCGACATGGACGTAATCGGCGTTGTCGAGCTTCACGCCCCATACCTGAGCCGAGCTGTTGCGGACGGCTGAATTAGCCACGACGTTTAGATACGTCGGCGCTGTGCCGTTCACGTTCACCGATACCGAACCGCCAGAAGGCAGCGACGCGGTTTGCGTATCGCCGTAGGCCACGGGGTCAACGAGCGTGAACGTCACTTGTGCCATCTCGCCGCCGATGCCACGCGTGAGGTCAAGCCCAGCGCCGGGGACAGCGAGATAATACCTGTCTGGCGTGTCTGGCAGGTACAGCGGTTTCGGCTCGTCCACCATCAGCCACTTGCCGAGAGTGGACAAGGCCACGCGCCGCGTCTCAGCATCGCCCAGCGCCGCGATCGTGAACGCAACAGTGGACACGTCGTAAGTCAGGCCGACGAACGCCGCGCCGTTCCTGCCGCTCACCTCCCGCGTGTCAGGCTTGGCGTTCAGTATCGTGATTTGCGGGTCACCCCAGACAAACAGCGTCGAGAAGTCGTGGCCGTCGTAGATTAGGCTCATGCTATCCCTCCTGCCGTCTGCCTGTTGATGAGCGTATTGAGTTCAATCGCAACAGCGCGAATGTCTGAATCCTTGCGGACGTTGAACGTGCAATCGTGAATGTCCACGCCGCTTGCTGGCATGTGTTCGGCTATGCCCTTCGCGTACTTGTCGAAATATGGCGCATAGCTAGGCCAGTACATCTCAAGACCGCGCTCGCCGTACCCGTTGCCGCTGCCGCTGATGGTCGCTTCGTCTGCGAAGCCGCCCTTGCCGTACCAGCTGACATACGGAATCGGGACGCGCCAGTCCGCGACGCTAATATCCCAGTATTCGACGTGCGGGCTCGGAAAGTCGATGCTGCCGAATGCGTTGGAGATTCGCGTGCCAAGACCGCTAAACCAGCTGATGATGCGGTCAGGTATTCCGATAATGAAGTTGTAAGCATCGTTAAACGGCTGCTCTAGCGTGCTTGCGATATTGCTCACGATGCTGCCGATACCGTTAATGATATTCACAACGAGATTGTAACCAGCATTGAAGAATCCGCCAATGAAGCTGCCGACTGCGTTCAATCCGCTTTGAATGAGCGAGTTAACCTGATTCATGAACGGGGTCAAGCCGTTTGCGAAACCCTCGACCACTTTCATGAACAGCTGGAAAGCCGCTTCTTGAATCTTCGGATACCATTCGGGGAACGTCTCGACTAGATGCCCGATTAGCTCGATGAGCGCTTGTATGGCAAGCTCAGCGATGACGCCGAGAGCGTTTTTGATGCCCTCGAACATGAACTCGCTGGCAGCTTGTATCTCAGGCTGATGCTGTTCGATGAACTCGCCAGCCATCTGTATGAACTGGTCGATATACGGCTTCAATTCCTCGATTAGCCCAGGAATAGCCGCGAATAGGTTTTGAGCGAACACGAGCAAACGCGGTGCGATGTTCTCCACCGTCACGACGATGCTATCGACCAGTTCTTTTGTGCGTGCGTCGAGGTCTGCATCGCTTTTCATTAGCTCTGTCGTGAAGTTTTGCCAGCTTGCTTGCAGCATAGCAATCGAGCCGCTGATCGTGCCTTCGGCTTCTTTCGCGGTAGTCCCTGCAATTCCCATCTGCTCTTGCATGACGTGGATTGCCTGGATAACGTCGCTGTAGCTGTCAATATTGAACTGAACGCCAGCAATTGCAGAAGCGTCTTTTAGCAAGCGCTCCATCTCGGTCTTGGTGCCGCCATAGCCCAGCTTCAAGTTGTCAAGCATCGTATAATTCTGCTTGGCGAAACCTTGATAGGCATTAGTAATGGATTCCATGCTAGAACCCATTTTATTGGCGTTGTCCGACATGTCACGCATCGCCATGTCAGCAATATCCGCAGCTTGCGCTGTATCGCCGCCAAGACCAGCGAGCAGCGACGCGCTGAACGACGTAACATTTTCCATGTAGTCGTTAGCGGACATGCCAACCGTCTTGAATGCTTGCTGCGCATTGCGCTGTACCGTCTCGCTAGATTCTTTAAACAGCGTGTCGATGCCGCCGACAAGCTGCTCATAGTTCGCGTAGTTGTCGAAAGAATTTTTGAAAACATCGACAAGCGACGAGCCGAGTTTAGCTATAGCGCCTGCTATCAGTTCTCCGGCAGCGACCGCGAACGCACTACCGAAAAACGAGCCTGATTTGCTACCAGAACTTTCGGCTTCACTCTTAAAGCCATCGTCCATTTTCGGCTTGATTGTCAAATACGCGCTGCCGATTTCCTCAGCCAAGTGTTTCACCCCCTCGGCTTCGATAACTCGTTCATGAGTTCGGTGATTGTTAAGACACGCGCTTCCAGAGTTCGCGCTACACGTGTCATCCAAGAAGGGCCGATGCGCTTCGGCTTCTGACCGCGTTTCTTCGGGTCACTCATGCCCCACATGAGCATGACGAGATTGTTGCGGATATCGGCTAGTACGGTGGTTTCTAACGTCCACTCTGCATCATTGCCGAGAATCGCCTTGTGCACACACGACTCACGCGGCAAGTTGGCGAGCAAACAGGCGATGTGATGCGCGGAATGCTCGCCAGCGCGTGCGTGGTCAATGTCGATACCGTAGAAGCGTTGTAGGTCGGCCCGTAGCTCGTCGGGATAGTTCTCTAGCGCGTCAACGAGCCTAGTTAGTTTTTTGGCGCAATGGCCTGCACGAGCTCAGCGGCAAACTGGATAACGTCAGCAGCGGGAGCGTTCGCGCCGCCTGCGTACTCCACGATGGTAGACTTGTCCACGCCTGTAGCTTTCTTGATGAACTCAAACGAGATATCGAGTTTATCGAAAGCTGTCAGCTCGTCGTTATTGAACTTCCTAATCAGCTCGAATGCGCCCCACGACTGAGCATAGCTATCGTCAATCGTGAACTCATGCTCGCCGACCGTGACGTTTCGCAGATTATTCTCCATGTTTGCCGCCTATCTCGTTAAGAAGTCGCGCCAGTGATGTAGGCCACGAACTCAGTCATTGTCACTTCGTTGCTGTCGGCAATTGACTCGAAAGTGAGCTGCCTTCCGTCAACCTGCGTGCCGTCCATCGTCTGTTCGCCGCGCTCGGTAAGCCTGAACGTGCCAGCGTAGCGCTTTACGATGCCAGTGCGCGGAGTTGTTTCGATGACGATAACGACGGGATCGAGAGTCTTGCCGTGATGCTTGATGGTAAGAGAGCCATCAGCGCCAACCGTTACGGCATCAGCGCCCCACATGAGTTTAACCACGTCGGCGTTGCACTGGATAGGCATGAACGAAACAGTCTCGGTGTACTCGGTCACCAGGTTGTAAACCTTCGTGCGGCCTTCCCATGCGCGAATATCCTCGGAGTCACGAGTCTCGGCGATTTGAACGCCTGCATCGCTCGTGAAGCCCAGCAGAGTGTAACCGCTAAGCGCCGTTGTCGCGTCACTCGGCAGCGCGGTATTCTCAGGCGCAACGAAAATAGCGCCAGTAGCTTTAGCAGAGCCAACGGTAACTTGGCTCGCGTCCATAGTAGCCATGCAGCTACCTCCTTATTCTGTTATCAAGTTGCAAGTAACGTCCAGCACGAGCTGATAGCGCGGGAGCCGCGTTTCCTCGTCCCAGAACGGATAAGGGCCAGCGTTTACGCCTATGCGGTTAACGCCAGCGGGAACAGTGGACAAGAGCGCTTCGTTTCGAATTGCGAGCGCCATCTGCTCTGCTTCCGCTTCGGTCTGCGCCCACGTCTGTATAGCGATGGTCGGATGGTCTACCAAATCGGCAACGTATCCGCCCGTTCGCTCCACCGTGACGAACTGAGAACCCGATGCCGGCGGGTAAGTGGACGCTGCGTAATTCAGGCCAGCGAGCCATTTCACAAACTCTTCTGTAACGCTGTACATCGTCCACCCCTTAGAGCGCCTTTAGCATCGTGTTGTGCAAGTGGTTGTCTTTCATCGCCGCGTAGTTTTCGGGATGCACTATGCCGACTGGTTTTCCGCCAACACGTCTAACATCGCCGCCGTATTTCGGCTGCGTGCCGCCCACTGCTGGCGATTTATGATCGCGGTGGTATTTACCAGTTCGGTATCCAGAACCAAGAGCGTTAGCCTTTCCGACAACGCTCTGCGTGATGATTTGAAGCTTGCTCTCTGTGCCTTCCGCGCTGTCAATGGCCTTGCGAACCTTCGCATCGTCTATGACGATTTGGATATCTTTAGCCATGCGCGTACTCCACTTCTACTGGCATATGCCAAGCGGTCGGCGTGTTCGCGTCGATGTACTGACCAGGAGAGCCGATAACGCGGTACGTGCCGCCCCACGGGTCAGGCAGCGTGATTTCGCAACCTTCCAGCGAGCCAGTGAACGACTTCGGGAAGTGAAGCGAGTACGCCACCTGAACGCCAGCGGGGCGGGATGCTTCGAGGTCGGACGTTGCGCCAGGAGAGACAAGCACGTTGTTAACGGTCGATGCCGTGAACGTAATGACGGGATTGCCGAAGCGGTCAGTCGTGCTGCTGCTTGGCGTGTTGACCGTGACAGTAACGCCTTTAATCGTCATCGTGTTCACCCGCCATCATTGGGCGAATGGTGCCGATGTAGCTTGACGTGATACCAAGCAGGCGCTTCTCAATCTTCGTGAGGTACATATCCCCTGACGGGTTCGCATACGTGAATTGTTGCGTGTACGGCCCTGCCGTCATGGACATTTGCGAAGCGCCAAATGCGTCAGTTTCAGACGCGCTCATTGCGCGAATGACCATGTTGCAGCAGACAGCTTTTAACAGCTCTGCCTGCTTCGTGTCAGTAGCGTCAACGTCCACCAATTGCTCAAGCATCGCGCTAGCATCGTCAATAAGGACGCTCGCACGGCCCTCTTCCGCTGTGGACAAGTCACGCCACCTTGCTTCAATGTCAGATACCAGCGCGAATGCCATCGTTACTGCTCCTTTGGTTTCGCCGTGCGCTTTCGCGTCGTGCGCTTCGGTTTGGGTTTCTCGTCGGGATTAGGAGCGACTTTCTGGTAGAAGCCGTTAGCCATCAGGTGCGCCGTTGCTTCGTCCGTGAAAGTCTCGACCTCCGTACCTGTTTGCGGATTGACGAGAATCATGGTTAAGCCGTGGTGCCAGTGGCAGTGCCAGTCAGCTTGACGAACGCATTAGCGTCCATAACGCCAAAGGCCAGCTCTGCTTCGACGCGGATTGCGAAGCAATTGCGCTGCCAGAGGTTAATCTGGTTCGTGCCGTCGTTGATCGTGGCTTCCTCGGAAATGGAGAAACCGATTTCGTTAACCATGCCCCAAACGGCCTGCGACCAATCGCCAGCAAAGCCGAGCACGTCGTTATCAACGCCCTGCTTATATGCGCGGCGGGTGCGAACGACGGGGGAGCCGAGCAGCGAGCCGATAACGCGATCATCGGTTGCGTTCGGAATGAAAATCGGACGGCCCGAGCTGTCAACGGAGCCGAGCAGAACAGCGTCGGCCTTCGGAGACATTGCCCAGCCAGTCAGCTCTGCGTCGGTCGTGGCGATGGTGGACAGGACGGAAACGAGGTTCTTGTATACCGTCTTGCCGCCCGTGGTGTCCTCGATGTTGACAGCCGTCGAGCTGGTCAGAACGTCGAAGCCAGAGCCAGGAGCAACGCCAGCAAAAACCGTCTCGTCAAACTTCTTGCCGATGCTGTTCGGCAAGCGACGCGCAAGCTCTGTATAGACGGCAGGCAGGTCACGACGGAACTCGTTGGAGAAAATCTCGATAACAGCAAGCTTGTGCGGAGTGAGCACCTTGCCGTCGAGCGAAGCTTCGCTAACGGCCTTCTCAGTGGACTCAGCCACCCAAGCGGCAGCAGCGTCGGCGGTAATCATCGGGATGGTGATGCCGGGGCCAGGGAGGTTCACGCGACGAGCCAGGCGCATAATTGCGGACTCTTCGAGAGCCTTCGCCCAGATTTCAGCGCTGACTTCCTTGGGGAGAATCTTGGAAACGTTAGAAGAACCGCGATTGAGGTCAACGGGAGTAGTGGACAGTGCCATTTTTTCACATCCTTTTCAGTTTGGTTTACTTGAAGAACCCCTGCGCGAAATCCGCGAACAACTCGCCGTTGTCTTTCGGCTTGTCATTGCCGCGGATGATTCGAGAGCCGCCCAGCGCGGTCGGTGCGCTTGCCACGTGCGTCTCTTTCGCGTAGGTCTTTGCGAAGTCGGTCATGGCTTCTTCGTCTGCGCAGAACATGAGCATTTCGAACGGCACGCCAGTCTCAGACGCTAGCCGCGTTGCTGCGTCCACTTTCGCCTTCTCAGCCTTGAGCTGTGCGAGTTCCGCTTCTGCGGCTTCTGCGCGTGCGTTCGCCTTTTCCTGTTCTGTCATCTGTGCCGCTTTGAGTTTTTCCAGCTCGTCGGCTGCGCTCTGGTTGGCTTTCGCCTTCTTTTCCCAGTCGCGCATGTGGTTGCGCATCTCGTCGTATTTCGCTTTCCAGTCCGTTTCGGACTCTTGCGCTTCGACTTCCTGCGCGGTCGTGGTTTCGTCAGCCATGACAGCTCCAATCCGCCCTTTTCGGGCATAAAAAAAGCCAGCTTTCCGCTGGCATCCAACAAAAAAGCCGCCCATTTCGGACGGCTAGAAAACAGCGTGTATGCTGTTGTTCCCTAGTTAATAAACTTGCTCGATACGTCTCAGCATGTGACCGCAAGCGACGCGGGTATCTGCGTGCAGCTTGATTCCCTCGTTACGGCAGGACTCGCAGAAGAACAAATCCTCGGAAAGCATTCCGATGCCTTGCCCGTAGTCCACCCAATCGAACCACGGATAAGGCACTTCGTTGAAAACGCTCGTCTTAATCAGGATACAGCCCATGCCGCCGCCGTGAATCTCGATGAGGTACTCGCCGTTATCGCGCTTTTCGCGCAATTCTTGAGCTGTATACTCGCTTTCGAGCGGATAGCCGAAGTAATGGCTTCCATCTGGCTTCTGTAGCTTACAGATGCACGTGCGTTCGGTTACTGCGTTAGTGGACGAATCGCGGTGCATGTAGAAACCGCTGCACACGTCAACGTCGTGCGACATGAGGTTAACCAGCGCGTCACATGGTGGCGTTACGTCACTGTCCACCATCATCACGTAATCCGCGCCGATTGCAAGCGCTTTCTTGGCTATGTTGTTTCGAGCTGTCGCGCAATCGTAGCCGCGGACAAAATCGAAGATGCATTCATGTTCGCCTTTGTCCATGTTGTAAATCGATTTAAACGTGTCAGGCGTGATGTTCTCAAATGTCGGAACCGCAATCAGCACTTTAGACATAGCGAACACTCTCCCACGGTAGCTCTCGGTAATGCTTCTTGTACTCAAGACGCGGCAGCTTGTCGCAATCCTTATCAGCCCATCCCAGATAGTGCATGACAGCGGGATTGTCGGTAAATCCGCAAGCGAAGTTTTCGTTATAGCGCTGATCGATTGCGACGACCTTGCCACGCATCGCGCCGAACACGTTAAGCGCGTCCTGTTCCACCGCGCCTGCCTTGTGGCTGTTAATCCACGTCTGTAGTTGCTCCTGCGCGTTGTCAACTCGCATCTGCGCGAGATTGAACATGCAAATACCGATGTTGTAGTACACATCAGCGTAATATGGATTGTAGCCGCTGTATTTCTCAGGCACCGCAGCGAACCATTTGCCCGTCAAGTCAACGTCCCACAATGGCGCAAGGTCATCTAACACGATGGTATCAACGTCGAGCTGTAGCAGCGTATCTACATCCTCGAATAACTCAGGGTAGCAGACGCGAACTAGCGCCATCTTCGTCCAGTGCGTGTTAGCGTTCGGCCCACCATCGGGAAACGCCCAATGCATGTAGTCGTGGACATTAACAACTTCAATAGGTACAGAGTCAGGACAATCAAACGGTATCTCATCGTCTTCGAGCATCAAATGGATGCAATCGACCTGCGTATGGTCAAGAAGCGACTTCATAGCAGCGGGTATCTGGTCGTACAAGTTGCGGGTAGCGCCGTATACGACGTGTCGCATGATTAGCCTTCCAGTCTGTCTTTAAAGAACTCAGCCCAATAAGGATTCTCGCGATTGAATATCTCAAGCTGCTCTGGCGTTAATTCGTGCGGATAATCTTCGAATAAGTTAAAAACTCGCTTTTTGTCGAACGAAAACAAAAATCGTCCGACATACTCGGTGTCTGTTGTCCACCAAATCACATCAGGCTCTTCTTGTTTGTAAAAATCACCTAACGCCACCGCCAGCACCCTTCTGTTGTTCGCTTTCAGGCGTGTTTATATAACCCATCAGCTCTAAAAATTCAGAATTGTTAGATAACGTGTCACCGTCAATCAGTATAGCGTCTTGGTCGATTCTTATACCAGCAACAGAGCTAGTACGGGTACAGCCGAATCTTTGTCTTAGAGCAGTGTTTGTAAGCGGATGCCATCCGTTGTCTGTTTGTGATTGAAGCTCTAAGTAGTAATACGAACCATCACGTTTTTCGATAACTGATGCATGTTTGCCTACGGATAAATAGTAACGTTTTCCTTCTTCTGCGTGCTCTACTGCCTTTCCAGCAGCGGTGAATGCGTTTCTGTGAACCTCAGTGAACGATTCAACTCCGTCGATAGTTGTCACTTCTTTAATGTGCCCATTCCTTGCAAAGAACTTGCAACTAGAACCGCCGCGGAAGTCTCTAACAACGCTGCCGCCCTTGTTTGCAAAGTATGCAAACGCAAGTGACGAGCATGAGCCTGTTGTTCTATCTCCACCGCCAAGTATCTCAACAATTTCAGAAGTGCTAGGCGTTTTACCCCATTTACCAGGTTCTATATACTCGTTAATCGGATACATGCGAGCTTCAAGAAGCATAAACTCACCGTTTGTTAACTTGCTTCTTATCGACTTCATTTCTTCGTCAATATTGCTAAGTTCATTACGCAATTGGTTCTTGCGTTCGGTGTCGCTCTCTTCTCTGAGCTGGTTGTATATATCTGAGCGTTTTTCTTTTGCTGTCAAGTATTCGTTAAATACAGCATCGCGATTACTTGTTCCGCTTGGTCTAACGCTTTCAGCTTCGGCATTCTTATACTTTTCAGGATGCTTCCACATGTCGTAATACAGCGCAGGGTCATACCCTTGTACCGCTGGATTCTTCTTATCCCACGACGGCACGATGCGACAATCACAATGGGCATGAGAATGTGAAGCTGATTCCTCAGACAGATACGCAAACCCACGCGACGCAAGCATGATGCACCATTCGCACGTCTCAGCGCCAGCGGGAACACGCGCCCATTTCGGCTTTTTCGGGTCTTTCTTCGCGTTGTACGCCACGCATTCGTTAGCAGCTCGCCGCGTCTCGTAGTCGATTCTGTCCACGCATTTGCCGATGAAATCACCGAGCGGCTTTTCCTCGACTAAATCCTGCGCGAACGCACGCACCGCACCATCTGTCGCGTCAGGTATGCGCAAGCTTTGCGGCTCTGCTTCGAAATCGTCCACCACGCCAAAGCGCACACGCAAACCGTCGTAGAAATCAGCGGCAAGCTGTGCGGCTACCTGAGTGGACGCGCCGCATGCTGGCTGCATGACGGCTATCACCGCATTTCTGATCGTGGCAACGTCTTGCGTGTAGTCGATTTGCGACAAAGCATCGGCAAGCTTACGCCGCGCCTGCTCTGAAACGACGTTCAGCGTGTTGCTGTAGTTCTCGATGTACTTACGCGGTATTTGCATTCTGTCCACCACCGAACAGCGCTGTTACGGCAGCATTCGCCGCTTCTGCTTCGGCGTTCGCCTTGATTTCCTGCATAGCCTTCTTGCGCATGTCCTCCGCGAATCCGATTTGCTCGAAGAAAACGTCTGTGCCAGCAAAGCCAGGAACCACGCTAGCAATCTTGACCATTGCGTCAGTCTGCGAAACGACAGACGGCATCGCGGGATTGCGGAAGTCAGGCATGAAGTCGGTTTGTGCTTCGCTGAGTTCGTCCACTGGTACATCCAGCTCGCCAGCAAGCGCCATCGATGCCAGCACTTTGAGCGATTCGCGAGCGCTGTCGTTGAAGTCCTCGCATTCGATGATTAGCGGTTCTGACGCTGCGTAAATCGCTTCTGCTGACGCTGGTTGATCATGGATAACGCCGAGCGTGCTAATCGGTACGTTTGTCTCACCAGAGAACCGCGCCGCCAGACTACGCATGTAGTCGGTATGCGGCTGCATCGAACCTTGCGATAACTGCCCAAATTCGGGGATATCGCCGTTCTCGTCGCGTCCAACCGCGAAGATGTTGCCGATGTAGGCTTCCCACTTGGTTTTGCCGCCTGGGTTGTTCGGGTTTGCAAAGGCGTTAGGGTCAGCACCAAGCAAATACTTTTGCGGGGAAGTGAAGAACTCAGCGCTAATTTCAGTTCTCAGCGCTTCACGCACCGCAGAATCTGTGATGCTCATAACAGCGCGATTGATGCGCGACTGACCGAACGGCTTTTTGAACGTCGGACGGTACACGAGCGCTTCCATTGCGGGTCTGCCCATGCGATAAGGCTGCGCTTCCCAGTCCCACCAGCCGCCAGCAGTTAGCCAAGCGTGGACAGCTGCATTGTCGGTGTACATGGTGACTTCTGATGGCATTCCATCAGCGAAAGCGTCCACCACCATGCCGTAAGCTATGCGGCCTTTCGAATCGTCCCAACGTGCCGCAGCGTGCTCTGCATCGTAGAAGTCGATACGGCTGCGCTTGTAGTCATCCATCGTGACCGTTGCGAAGCTGCACGAGTGGATTAGCGTTGACTGCGTAGCTTGGCGGTACTTCACTCGCAATCGGCTGCGCTTGTCCACTCCATCAAGCATGGCCTGCGTGTTCTCGTCGTTCGCCGTGAAGCCGTCGAAGCGGCAACGAACCGCCATCGTGTCAACGGCCTTTTGGGGCCATCCCACGATTGTCTCCACGTCTAGCAGCTGTGGCGGGATTGAGATGCCAAAGTCTTTCAGCACGTTCTTTCCGTTGTAGTAACGCATCCTAATCTGATTGCGCGGTATCTTAGCCGCCCACAAGCCTATCAAGTCTGCGAGCATGAACGCCCACTCTTCGGGGAAGTCCCTGCCGAACTGCGGCGAATACTCGATATAATCGCCCTCGCCGATTTTCTTCCATACGGATTCAGGCTGTGGACTATCGTTTAGCTTCTGTCCACCTTTGCCGTCAGGGTAATTGTCTGGCGTGAATGCCATTAGAAAACTACCGCCTTTCTACCGGGATTGCGTTTCGTGGTTCGCACTGCCCATAGAGCAAGTGCGCAAGAAGTAATCCGTTCTGCGAAATCGCCGCCGAAAACGAAGCCGCTCTTTCCGATTTGCACGCGAACAGCTCCTAGAGCAGCGTTTTCCAGCTCTTCATCGTCCAAATGCGTTATCTGCCTATCACGTATCGCGTTTAGCATCATGCCAGCAGCAGAAATCACGTTACCTGTGCTTGTTGGCATGACAATCTTCTTCGATACGCCAGCGCTAACGAGCCGTTTTAGCAAATCGTCGGCATCTGATTTACCATCAATCGCAATTGCGGCTGTTTGCTTTAGACGGTTCTCATCTGATAAAAACTCTTCTAACCACGTAATACCAAGTGCCATCGGCTCTTCGCGTATGAACTCGACGTGTGCGTTATCGCCGTTAAGAACGCATACAGACAATGCAACGTACTTACCATCACCCGTGAACTTAACGCCGTAGGCAAGCTTTTCCCAAGTTTCAGGAGCATCATCAACTGTTGTCCCTGTCCACTCTTCGCGAAGTATCAGCTTGTCAGCATCCTTGCGTTTCGTGAACCATCCTAGCCGTTGATGTGCGAACTGTTCAGGCTCCAAGCTTTCAAACTCTGCTTCAACCGTATCGGGATGCAATAAGATACCCCAAGACGGATTAACGCGAACCCACAAGTCACGATTAGCAATATTCGGTAGCTCGTAACTGCATCCGCAGCTCCACTCCGTCCACGCTGTCCGTTTAGTCCTGCCAGAAAGCGCATCATCGCGGATACGCTCGAAAACAAGCCCGTAATCGTTCTCTTCTGGTGCGTTGCCGTTGTATATCGTCTGTGGCCCTCGACGTGTTCTGCAAGCAGATATCGCGCCGAGAAACGAACCTTGTGATTGTGGCTCCAAATACTGCGACTCGTCAAAGATAAGCAATGAGCCATGCTGACCATTGCCGCCATTGCGCGTGCGTGCGAGAAATTTCATCTTCGCGCCGCTTTTAAGTCGTATCTCTTCGCGTCCGAGCGCCGTCCTGATGCCGTTAGGCGCTAGAAACTTACGCAACTGCTTTGTGTCCATCAGTTGCGCCATTTCTTCAAACGTTTCTGTAGACGTTTTCTGTAACTGCGACGTGTAGATCACGGTACCGTCATAGAAAAGCATCTCAGCAGCAGCACGTCCTTGTATGCAGCGCGTTTTTCCTTGCTGTCGGCTCGTCTCATTGCCCACGATAGGAGCACTCCAACGCCCATCTATACCAATGCCCATCCACGCTTCGAGCATGAATGCTTGCCAGTCCATGCACTCAAAACCAGCTTCACTCAGTAAATCCAGCGTGTCTAGCACGTCATTGGTTACAAACTCAGGGATAACGTAGCTAGTCGGTATCTGGTTTCCTGTTGCGTAAGATGATGGTAGCAATCTCGTCATCGTTGTCTGTTCCGCTTTCGAGAGCGTCAATCTTGATAACCGTTTCACGGTATTGGCGTGCAAGTCCGGGCATAATCTTCAAATCGTCAGGATTGCCATTCCTGCATGAATCAATTTCAAGCGCCAGCCGTTCAGCCAGCGTTCGTAGCTCGTTTAGTAAGCCGCTGCCGTTCGCCGCCATCATCAAATGGCCCATGAAAACTCCTTGTGTGTAAATAACCCT